AACTTCTAACCTTGGTTGATGAATTTCATAAAAAAAGGAAACAAAATGCTAAGAGTAATTCAATCCCACTTATCATCTGATTATCTAAAGACATATTCAAATGGCAAAACATTTATCGAGACTGGAACATATCTAGGAGATACTATTTGGCTAGCTCTAGATGCAGGATTCGAAACTATTCATTCTGTAGAACTAGATGATAGACTATTCATTAATGCTAAAAAGCTTTTTGATCATAAGAAACAAGTTATGATATGGAATGGAGATTCCGTTGATTGTCTCAGACAGATTTTAGGAATGGTAGATGGTCCTGCTACCTTCTGGTTAGATGCTCATGCTTCTGGTCCTCTCAAAGGAGGTCGAACAGGAGGAAGTCCAGTTCTAGATGAATTGAGAATTATTCAGGAACATCCCTGCAAAGAGCATTCCATATTCATTGATGACCGCAGACTATTTGGGTCAGAGGAATGGTCAGGAGTAAAGGAAGAAGATGCTATTAAAATTCTAAAGGAAATTAATCCATCATATAACATTCTTTTCCTAGACGGACATATTGAAAAAGATGTTCTCTGTGCTACAATTAAGACTTGACTTGGAAAGTTCAAATAATCTCAGCTACCCAATCTTTGTGGTGTTTACATTTACCCAATGCAACATTACGAATAGCAGATGGATCTAATTTATTATTTCTACACCATTTACTAAATCCTCCAGATATTATATAAACATCACCAATAGGACTTTTTATTTTATATGTTGTTCTTCCCCATTGATGATGTTTTTCACCACCACGTGGATGATTATCGCCAGTAATACCAAACATACCATTTTTATTTCCTTTATTATATCCAAATTTTCTAGTGAATGTTTTAAAGAAATTTGGATTATTTTTTAAGAATTTTAGTCTTGAATGTTTCATTTTTTTCTTTGTAATTTCGTTTCTTTGTGAACCGGAAGTTCCCTCACCACCATCAGTGAGATTTCTCAATATTCCAGTTTCATTATCTTTGCGACCATACCAACGGATCAGTCTTCTTTCTAAAGCAAATGCACCAATTTCTGTTAAATTGGATTCACATATAATAATTCTTTCGTTGTTTTTTGGAACTTTGATTTTGTGTTTTTTTGATTTATTTTTTAATCTATTACCTTTACCTTTACCAATATAATAAGGAGAGCCGTCTAAGCGAAGATATGCATAAACATAATATTCCAATGAATTATTATAAATAATCATGTGCTGATACCTCTTATTCTGGTGTTAGTGTGATTGGATGTTTCCATATCGTGAATCACATTTTACTTATGATTTCAAAAATTTCACTTGACTTTTGTGATTCCATAGAGTATGATACTAACTGTATCGATGAAGTTATTGATGCTTGGGCGTGACTGTGGGGCAGTACCACACAGGTCCACCATAGATACACTGGATAGTTGGACTGATCACCAACAATGGTTACGAATTTATGCCAGCGTTAGTTTAAGTTCGTTATAATAATTAACGTAGAAACTAGTGTATCTTTGATGGGCCTGAGATAGGATCGAGCGACAAGAAGAAGGTAATGGAGATACCGGGCGCAAGCTCCGTCAACGCAAGAAAAAAAACTAAATGCAGACAATGACAATGTTGCATTTGAGGACTATCGCTTAGCAGCGTAACCTCATTGGGTCCGGCGGAACCTAGAAACAGAATCCGTCATTTTTTATTTTTAAGGAACAGTGATGAGAGAAGATGTTACTAAGTTTTCATGTCTAATCGAAGAAATTGTAGAGTCTTCCGGGCTTTCATATATGGAAGCAATCATTGAATATTGTGAACAAAATAAACTTGAAATAGAAGTTGCAGCTAAATTAATTTCAACAAATCTTAAGTCAAAACTGCAAATAGAGGCCGAGGACCTTCATTTCCTCCCTAAATCAAATACAGCGAAGCTTCCAATATAAGGAAATATAATGTCTTTCAGAATAATCAATTCAGATGAAGTTGGTGATGATAAGACTTTTACTCATTATGATATTTCTAGGCTCAGAACTATTAAAGGTATCATGGAACAAATTTCAAATCATCTTAAGGTCGGCTCAGAGAGGATTTGTTTCGGGCTTGAAGGTAAGAACCTATTTGATAGATTTCTGATCACTGGAGGAGTTTTCTCATCTATCTGGCACAAGACTGAAGCAAAGGATATTGATGTTTATATTCTAGCTGGAGATGATCCCATTGCTTTTGATTCTATGCATTTCTTGGATGATGCCAAAACTGCATCTTTTGCAGCAGTAAAAGCAGCTAGACCTTCATACATCTTAGATTCAAGAATCTGCAAGAAAACATTTATTTCAAAGGACATATTTAATCTTTTTGGCCCAGGTGAAATAAATCTTGATCATGGCATGACCAATCGGTCGCATATTCCTATCAATTATATCATAACATCTTTAAAGACTCCCAAAGAACTATTAGGAACTTTTGATATGGCTCACTGTCAGATGAGTTATAGGCCTTCATTTATTATCGAAGGCCAATTAACTCCATCTGTAGTATTTTCAATGAGAACTTTTAATGCTATTAAAAATAGACATATCGTTAAAAATCCTGAATCTGTGGAATCTATTAAGCAATATAGAATGCAAAAACTTCTACAAGAGGGATGGAAAGTGAATTTGGAGGCACAATGAGAATTTCTCCATTTCAGACGTTTATGCTTTTCATTTCTCTGAAAAATCATTTCCTCAAAGAGGATTATGATTACTTTAAGTATAATGGAAAATCGAATGTATCAAAGAAATCGTTCGATAAGAGAAGTGATAAGTATGTTTTCGAAAAGATCAATAATAGGTATATCAGTAAGGAGATAACTGAAAGATTTTTTGTTGCTAATCTCGTTCAAGGTGTTACTTGGATCAGAGATTTTAATGATTCGAATTATAACAAAATGATGAGATATCGGCAATCTATGTCTTATAGTTTTAGTGGTGATTGTCGAACTCTTTTCAATGGAGTTGATCCTCCAGATGTTTTCAAAACTCCGAAAGATTCTTATCCTCTGATTTTGACATGCTTCCTGGAAGATCAAATATCCATCGAAACTCTCGTTATAATTAATAGATTGACTATGTTCAAAGAAAGGTTTGACGAGAGAATTGGAACGAATGATTATGTATGGTCTAAAATCAGATTAAAGATGGATAAGTATTCTCCGTTCCTCAAATATAATGATAAATATTTGAGAGATATTTTCAAGCAACATACATTTCCCTCTTGACATTAGTATAATGTTCTGTTATACTATATTCTTCATTATGAGTTTCTGTGACATTACCAAAACAAAATATATCGCAAAAAGGAATATAAAAAATATGTCACTATCTAAGCTAAAAACATCATCTAACAATATCGACAGACTGACCAAAGAAATCGCAAAAATCAATTCAGCATCTGAAGGTGCTAAGTCGGTTGATGAGAGATTCTGGCAGCCAACACTTGACAAGTCAGGTAATGGCATGGCTATTATTCGCTTTCTGCCTGTTTCTGAAGCAGACGGAGAAGATAGTCTTCCTTGGGTTCGAGTCTGGTCACATGGTTTCAAAGGACCCACTGGTAAGTGGTATATTGAAAACTCATTGACCACATTGAACCAAAAGGATCCAGTTTCTGAATTGAACAGAACTCTTTGGAATGCAACCACTGATGAAAATTCTCCTCAGAGGAAGCAAGCTAGACTTCAGAAGCGCAGACTAACCTATATCTCAAACATATATGTTATTTCAGACCCCAAGAATCCTGAGAATGAAGGAAAGGTTTTTCTCTATAAGTATGGGAAAAAGATTTTCGACAAGATCAGTGAAGCTATGACTCCTCCGTTTGATGAAAACGGAAACAGTATCGAATCGGCGGCATATAATCCAACTAATGCCTTCGTACCTTTCGACTTCTGGAAGGGAGCTAACTTCAAATTAAGGGTCCGAACTGTTGACGGATATAAGAACTATGATACATCATCTTTCGATTCTCCTACTCAGTTGAAGAAAACTGATGCTGAACTGGAAACAATCTGGAAGGCTCAATATTCACTCAAGGAGTTTTTGACTCCTGATAAGTTTAAGTCATATGAAGAATTGAGAAATAAGTTGAATGATGTTCTAGGACTTAACTCAGTTTCTGAGCCATCTACAAGACGCCAACCTTCATTCAAAAATGAGAGTATGGTAGAAACTGACTCTCCAGATGTTCCTGGAGATGAGGACGACGAAGAACTAAAACAATTTAAAGCTCTTGTAGGATAAAATATATTACCTAGAAGGAGGAGAGGAAACTCTCCTCCTTTTTTTATGATATATTGGTCGAAAATGAATCGAAATGTCCATTAAGTCCAGAATCGCCAGACTTATCAAATTTAGAAGCTCTACATGATCTTTCAAAACTAACAGAATTGAAAACTCTCATATCAACAGTTTCTCCTTGTTTTGCATTCCATATTGCAGGTTCAAAGTAAGTAGGAACATTTCTAGAATCTGACTGAAGGCTAGCCATATTAGACTGAGTTTCTTGTTGAGCATCTGAATCTAAATTACTCAACAGTTGTGTAGATTGTTCGACAAGTTGATTTGGATTAGTTCTGTTATTTGGAATAACATCAATTCTTCCGTCTTTTTGGAAATCTACAGTTTCTCCTGGTCCTATTGATCCAAGAACACCACGAGCATTGACCAAGAAAGTATCTTCCTTAGAATTTCTAGTTCTCAGTTCTCCACCATATTTGTTCTGTTTAACTTCTTTACCAGCTGCCTGGACAGGTTGTGTTAGAGGTTCATCTGTCTTATATTCTTTGACATTTTCTTTTGGCATGTCTCCATATGCATGTCCCGCAGCGGCAGTTGGTTTTTTAATTTTATCTCCTTTAAAATACTGCGATTCGACAATGTTCAAAGGAACTGCTAGGTCGGGTGCAATTTTCTTTTCTTCTAGAAGTTTATTATAAACTCTATATTCTCTTTCACCAAAATTTTTAGGGACCATTTGAGTCTTGATTCCCGACTCTCGTCTAAAGGCATCAAACTTTAGGAGCTCTTGTCTAAGGCTTTCATCATCCTTTGTGTCATTTATATTGTCAAATTCCATTTGTGCAGGAGCTTTAGGACCTAGTTTTTTAAGTCTTTCAATTTCATAGTCCATCCATCCGCCAGAATACCATTGGTCAACAGATATTCCCATGGCCATCGCTTTTTCTCTAATAGCTTTTTGTTCTGCAGGATAACTTCCGCCCCATCCTGATTGTGGAGCTCCTCTTCCCATACTGTATCCATGCATTCTGAGATTATACTTTTCAGAAAGTGCCTTGACTTGATCATACTCTTTAGGATCATCCATGTTGGCGCCTATGATCAAGTTTTTACCATATTTTTTGACCATGTCCTGAACTTCAGGTTCAGTATATGCTCTCGATGCATTGAACATGAGTTTATATGGTTCTTGATTGTTTTTTTCTTGAGGTATAGGAGAAGTCTGAACAGGAACAGCAGGAGCTGTTCCTTGCTCTTGAATAGCCTCACTGACTGTCATAGGATTAACTGACATGCTTGATGGAATTATTTTGTATCGGGCCCCTCCATTTCCATCATTTTCAACAACTAGAGATACATTTCCTCCTGATAGTTCCATAGCTCGTTCAATCGATGTCACGAGTTTTGGATATTCTCCTGGAGTGACAGTTAAGCAACCTGATGAAACTAATCTATTGATGTCATTTCTAATATTCGAGTGAATTTGAATTTCTCTGCGTTGTCTTCCAACCTTAGGATCATATCCTGTTCCTGTTATGTCTCCTGGTCTACCTACGTTAAAGACTTTTGAAAATGCTCCTTTTGAAGAATCTAGTCCTCCTCTTGAATAGTAATTAGAAATTACATTTCCTGTTCTTTGTGGAGAAAGACTGTATGTTCCATAGGGTACAGAAGGGTAAGCTTCTTGTCCTCCCGAACCGGCAATAAATGAAGTTGTTTTGAGTTTGTCATCTTCAAATCCCTCAAATGAAATTCTTCCAGGCATATAAGTTGGTCTTTTTTCATTGTCCTTATCTGAAATTTTTTCATTACCAACTATACCAACTCCATAAGATAAAGGAATTCCACTGTTTTGAACTGGGGTAACAGCTGGAATCATTTTATCTAGAGACTTATTGCCAACATGAACACCGTCTTGCGAAGGAATATAAGGAGCAGTTATTTTGACTCCCATTTCAGTAGCTATTTGTTCTAGATTTCTATGAACTCCAGAAACATCTTTTCTTGCTTTGTCTTCCATAGGTCCACCGACAATAGTGACAATACCACCATTATCTTTAACATATTTAATCATTTCACGAACAGTAGCAGCATCTTGAGTATTATTCAAAAGCCCAGTGGATAGAAAAACTTCTCTCCCTTTTAAACTAGCAGGGTCTTGAGTTCTGATTTTTTCTAGAATTTCCTTAGGAGGGGCACCATCTCTTGCATATCCTCTTTCAATAGTTCCATGCTTTTGAAGAATCTGATTCATTACAGAATCTCCATATCCAATAGGAGGTTTTTTACTCTGAGCTACTGGAGGAGAAGAAGGACCTGTTCCATTAAGAGCTTGTAAGTATGCTTTATCTGGATCTATTCCCTTTGAAATAAGTTCATTGTAAATTCTTTTGGCATTTTCCAGAGCTTGTCTAACTTCTGTTCTATTATCTGGAGCTGAATTGCTCCCTCCATAGTTAGAACGTCCCGTGTCAGGATGAGCTAGACCCGCCCAGTCTTGAGCAGCTGCCAAATGAGCAGCACTCAAACTTCCATTGCCTCGAATATAGTTATCTATTGCAGGTCTTTTTCCTGGACCTGCAAGATATTGTGCAAATATTCTATCTTGCAATTCTGGAGTAAATTTTTCATTCTTGTCTAGTTTAAGAGTATCGACTGCGCTTTGTAATGTATTTGTAATGATCTGATACTTACCAACAGCAAATAGTTCTCTATTGCGCTGTTTTTGCATGACTTCACCAAGGGTCAATTGAGAGAAATCTATATGTTCTGTTCCTTGCCGTGCTGTTCCTTTATTATATGCATTATATCCTCTCGAACCAGATTCATATCTAGCAATGACAGATGAAAATGATCCAGCCGCGGGCTGATTTGTCGGAGCTCTTGAAGAAGTTTGTGCTGGAGAAGCAGGAGTCTGTCTCTGGAATGCCTTAGGATTTAATAATTCGAGAGGAGGCAAGTATTCTTCATCCGACTTAATTCTTGGTGGAGTCCATTTAATATCAGGCTTCTCTCTTCCAAATCTTTCACCACCTGCTGTTGCTGTTTGTCCAGGAGCCCATATTCCTCCAATAGGAACTCCTGTTTTTTCAGATTCTTCTTTTGTTCTTATTTTTCTTCCAGTACCTTGTCCGAATCCAACATACAAAGATGAATTGCCTGTTGCACCATTCGAAATATCTGTTCCTTCTTTGTGAACTCTTTCAAGAATAGCTTCATGTGCAGACACAGGTTTTGATCTAGCTAACGATGCCCATTTAGAATCGTCTTTTCTAGGATAATATCCATCATGATTATTGACTGCTTGAAGAAGAGTTTTGTTTCTAGACGCTGCTCTATTGAAAACAGACTCTAACCACATTTGCTGAGCATTTGGTCCTTGATTTCCAACTTCGATCTTCATTCTGGCTAATACTGCGGCTCGAACTGAAGGATCAGCCATTTGAGAATCAAAACTCGATCTGTCTATATTTCCACTAAATTTCTTAGGAAGTTCTCCTCCTCTATTAACTAAAGGAGTACCTCCTTTCCATATATCATTATTGTCACTGGTAGATTGTTGTCTAGAAGGAGCTGTTGAAGGTGGCCTATAAGGACTGTCGGGTGGTGATGCAGGACTATTGGGAGGTGTATATCCGTTTCCTGTTCTTCTGCCACTCCCCGGAGTAGGACTTTCATTATTTCCAAACCCAGAAGGTGGCCAGCTTCTACCATTTCCTCTAGACGTAGACATAGCTTGACCAATGTCAGGTAACTGTCGTCTGTAGTAATCAGGAAACAATTTAGCATACTGAGTAGCTGATAAGGATGCAAGAAAACTCAATCCTTCTGGCGACCTAGCAAATGAGATTCTATCACTAGGAGACATAGACAAGACTTCTCTGAAATCTATGGTATTTTGCTTTGGGTTTCTTGGTAGTTTAATCATGTTTATTTTCTTCTAGCTCTCTGGGCTTTAATTTGGGCTGCTTGATCACGTTTAATATCTTCGATATTCTTGATATGCTGCTTGAGCATATCAATATAGATGAATTTTTCCCATACTATTAAGTTTTCTATTTCTGACAAACTATATTTGTGTTCATGCATCATAGTAAAATTAGTCTTGAAAAAATTTATCAACGAATCATAACCAAGCATTAGACGAAAAAACTTTCGAACTCGTCATATTCTATGTGATGATTATGTTCACATTTTGGGCATTTAGCTTCTGTAGTAACACAAAATGATGGTAAGGATTCAGCAAATTCTGCTAACTTAGAATACTGTTCTTTTGTCAAGTTTCCTAAAAATTCATCAATCTCTGCTGAGAAATCTTTACGAGTATGGACATTTTCTCCTTGAATAATCATTTCTAGACAAGATGAAATGATATTATATGTCACGTTCTTTTCCAGATTAATTTTCTTCATTTCTGAATAAGAAGGATATTTCATTTTAACTACGACTCCCTGCCCCAAAGGAATTTGATTTGTTACATCTGGGTCTTTTCGAATCTTACAGTTTGAAATGTCAATGTTAGCCTTAAACTCATTTCCACAGAATGTCTTTTCTTCAGTGACATTATTACAAGTGAATCTGACTTCTATACTTTCTCCTACTGATTTTGCTCTCAGGGCAATAAAAAGGTAATCAACATCAAAGAACGGAAGACTTTCAACATCAATGTCCTTATCTAATAGACAATTCTGGACAACCTGAAGAGTTGTCTTAATTATTTCTTCATTGTCATTTGATTCTAGAGCCATCAAAAGAAGCTTCTCTTCCTTGACTAGGAAAGGTCTTATCTTGACTTTTTTGCCTGTAGATGGAAGGGTAACTTCATACGTCGGTAACGTCATTTTAGGTAGCATAAACTAAAAACTCCATGGTTATTATTATCTATTGATTGTAGTGAGGAAAGGATTAGAACTATCGATTCCTTTAACGAGTCTATCGGATCCACTTCCAAGAGTTTTTCTTGGGTCTATACCTTCTCTTGTCCAGTGTGTATATGTGAAAGATACAATCAGCTTGAGAAATTGGTCATCTGTCCAAAGAAGAGGCTGTTGATTGACTAGAATTGGATACGCATTGTGAATAGTTGCTCTATAGATTGCATTATTAATTCCATTTGCTTGTCCTGACACTCCAGCAGTAGTAGGAGTATCAGTAAAATGGAAAATATCAATTTGGCATCTATAGTCATCTCGATAATTGAAATCGTATGTATTGACAGGATTAATTACAGTCATCCAGTTATCGAAAAATTCTCTTTCTAGACCTCTGGCTCGACATATGAATCCTAGATTAAGGTCCTCATAGGTTGTCTGAAACGGAAGTTTGAAGCTTGGACCATAGTATCTGAGGTCCACATTCATGAAACCTCTACCAGGTATTTCAGCCATTTCTGTCAGATACATAAGGTCTCTCGTCATACCAGCATCATCAATCAAATTCAATAGCTCACCGACAGGAGTGATTCTGACTAAGAACCTACATCCTCTTGCTAGACCTCCCATCTTATCTGATTCAGATCGGAATCTTTGCATTGTCATATCGTCTATGGACGGTGCATTAGTTAACGGAATAGATGCCATTTATTTCCTCTATTATTTTCTTGATGGTCTTGGATTAGTAACAAAAACTTCTACTCCTAATTGAGCAGCTTTATCCCATTCATCTGTAGTAATTTCAATGAATCGACTTCTAACCTGACTGAATAAGTACCTTTTGATACAAGGTCTCATAAGACTATTCAGACCTCTTGTACTAGAAAGAAGTCCATATGACAGATTCAGTTTTGTGTTTGTAGATAATGTTTTATCTTCTGCAAATTTCATTAGACCTCCTAATATAGCTGATCTTTCATCAAAAGATAGATAATGAAGATTCAGACCAAGAAATCCGTCTTCATATGGCTCAATAGGAAAAACTAATGGAAATCTGTCATATGTTGGAAGCTTGTCTTTATGTTTTGGATCATACCAGAAAAAGTAAAGTTTTCCTATCGACGCAACATCAGAACTTCTCTGAACATTGTTTATGATGTTTTTCCGTATTCCTGTGGATGATCTAACCTTGGTTGTGAACCAATTTGTTAATTCTCTTTGACTGAGTTTTTTAATTGGCATTTATTTGATTCCTAGTTTTCTTAGATTTAATTCCCAATTCAACCTCCGTTATGAGCATGAATTCCCAGCCTCTTTCAGAACAGTATTCTCTTGCACTTTTCCACTTTGCATTATTTGTGGCCCAAGTCGTTACTTCAGTAATATATTTCCTTGTTTTCCTCGATTGAACCTTAGGTTCCTTAGTCTGCTTAGATGGTTTAATTTCCATCATTACAACTTTTGTTGTTCCGTCAGGATTCTGAATTTTAGCTATCACATCAGGAAAGTATCTTCTTTTTCTTCCTGATGAGGGGTCATAATACATTACAAAGAGTTCTTCACTCTGCCACTCTAGAATACTTGGATTTTCATCTAAGAACTTAAAAGCTCTGAGTTCCCAGGTGCTTCTCCAGATAATATTATTTGGATTACCTTTATATTTCTTAGGGTTTCTTGGTTGAAATTTTCCTTTATAACTTGGCATATAAATATTCTGAAACTCCTTGTAGTCTATTAGGAATATTTATATGAGCCTTCAAGATACCAAATACTCAAAAATTTCAGAAATTCCAAATTTATCAGATGCTGAAGACTCAGGACTTCCTCCTCTTCTCCAGAGCAAGTATAATTTCAATTCTCATATCTTTCCTTCTGATTTAGGAATGTCAGATAATATCCACTATGGCGTGTTTAATATAAACGTCCAGACAGATAATAAAGGAGTAGCAGCAGGTAGATTTTCTGGAGGATTTGATACCGGAGTAAATCCTAATAGATCAAAGGTCGATCAGTTAAGATTCTTTGAGCCTCCTGCATACAATCAACAAGGTAAATCAGCATCTGGTGGAGGTGGAGTATTTGACATATTATCATCAGCCGTGATGAATCAATTGAGTCAAGTTGGAGGATTTGTAACTGCTCCTGCCAGACTCATCTTTAATGGAGTCAGTTGGACTTTGGCTCAATCTCCAGTTCAAGTTGGATCTCCAAATCAAACCTTAATAGGCATTCCTAGATCGACCAGACGAATCGCAGAATCAATTGCGCTCCATATGCCGACTCCTCTCGTATTCAATACTCATAACATTTATGAAGAAATTTCATTAACTGCATTAGCTGGAATAGGAGCTGCCTCTAGACTTCTTCCTCAGACAGCTAGAAATGCATTGAATCAAGTTACTTCAGCAGCGGGTCAGGTCGCATCAGTAGGAGCTAAGATTGCTCAGAGACCTATTAACCCAATGGTCGAAATTCTATTCGCAACAACCGCTCCAAGACAGTTCACATTTGAAGTTCTAATGGCTCCTAGAAATGAAAGAGAATCAGAATCTATTAAGAGCATAATTAAGGCATTTAGATTTCATGGTGCTCCAGAAATTAGTGGATTTGGAGGTCTTTTATGGATTCCTCCTGCTGATTTTGATATCACTTTCTTCAACAAAGGAGTGGAAAATGTTAATATTCTCAGAATCAATACCTGTGTTCTAGAGAGAATTGAAGTGGACTATGCTCCAACTAGTGGAATATATTCTACATTTAGAAATGGTCATCCTGTTGCAGTAAGATTGAGCTTAGGTTTCCGCGAACTAGAGCCGCTTCATAAGGAAAGAATTTTACAAGGATTTTAAATGGCAGGATATTTTGATAAGTTTCCTCGAATTGTTTATGATATCGATGGAAAACAAAGAACTAACTATCAGGTTGTAACTAACATATTCTTTAGACTTCGAATCATTCGATCTGTCTTGAATAATATAGCAGCATATTATGAGCATGTAATTTCAGATGAAAATACTCCTGAAATACTAGCTGAAAAAATATATGGTGATCCTGAAGCCCACTGGATTATTCTGTTGGCAAATGACATTATAGATCCTCAATATGGATGGCCACTCAAGTCAGAAGACTTCCAGAAATATATCATTCAGAAATACGGATCAGTAGAAACAGCCCAGACTACATATCATCACTATGAAAAAGTAATTCAAAGAGAAGAATCTTTTACCGGAACAGTGACAGAAACTAGATTCACTATCAATGAAGCCAATCTTGCTTCTGTTTTATCTAGTACCCAAGATAATGTTCCTTACGATCATTATGGAAACTTGTCAGAAACTCAAGAAGTGAATACCTATAATATGGAAAATGGAAGAACAGTTATTGAAGTCATAAGTAGAGATAGAATCACTAACTATGACTATGAAAATGCGCTTAATGAATCGAAAAGAACAATCAAGATAATCAAGCCAGAATACTATAGACAGATAATAACTGAGTTTGACAAAATGACTAAAAATTCTCCTGTCTATATCAGAAAGTTGGCATACTAATATGGTGGGAACTATTGATTCATCTATGGATGAAATTCTAGCGGAGTTTGAACTAAAATTCAATGTGTCTGATCATATTCTAGATCAGTTCACTCCTATGGAAATTTATCTTGGAGAAAGTCTTTTGACTCCTGGTCTTCAAACATCTGTAGTTGTACATAATGACCTACACTACTTGCCAATCAAAAATCTAGATGAGTTTAAAGGAGCTGATATAGAAATCACTATCGTCCGAAAGATTCTTGAGAAGTTCAATATGTTGTCTACAATGGATGTGAGACAAGTTGTCTATAGACTGGAAAAGAGGCAGCTTTATAATAATAGCACGGAATCATTCATTCTTCATGCATGTGATCAATCAATGCTCGATGATGCTGCAACCTTGGTATCAAAGCAATGGAAATGTTCTACTCCTTCTGATGTTGTCAATGAAGTCTTGAGGTCGTGTGCTGGAGTGAAGAATCTTTTGGTCGAACCATCTAGTCCAGCTAGACCATATATCGCGGAAAACATTCATCCGTTTCAGGTAGTGGCTCAACAGGCAAATGTTGCTCTAGCAGATGGTAATGATCCATCTTTTGTTCATTATATGACATACGAAAATCTTGGTACTCATAATTTCAGGTCTGTAAAAAAACTAGTGGAACAACCTCCTCTTTTTGATAAGCCTTTTTCGTACACCGAAGTAGGAGAAACAAACAATTCAGGGTATGCATATCCTCTCGGTCTGATGACATATTCATTTCCATGCGATTTTGATCTTTTGTCTGATATTCTAAATGGAGTTAATGTCTCTGGTCAGAATATTAATACTGCGTTCACTGTCAATCCTTGGACATCCAGTTTCAATATGTTTGGTTCCAAGGTAATAGGATGTGGAATTGGATCAGGTAATTCTAAGATGCTTCCAACAAACTTAGGATCAGAAGGACCTCAGAATACTTGTCCAGATAATGCTAAACAGTATCTCCAACTTAGACAAGCTAGAATGTCTCTTTTGGAACAAGATAAGATTGCATTTAGATGTACTATACCTTGGAATCCTTTGATTCATGCAGGTAAAGTTATCAGAATAGGCCTTCAGAATAGAAAAGATCCAAATATTTCTAATTACGGAACAGGAGATTATTTGATAGTGAGTATGAAGCATAATTTAAAATATGGTGGATTCTCAACAACCACAATGGATTGCGTGTCTGTGACAGCAGGTAAGAGAGGAGAAGTATAATAATGGGAGTTCATAATGATTTTCATGCTAATAGATATTATATTGTAATTGGAG